GGACAGCAGTTTGGCTTTGCTAAAATTAGGGATGCTCAGTATCATATGGCCTTATATGAGTTGTTAGCAGAGTTAAACTATAAACACTCAGCTATATTAAAGAAACGGCAGATAGCTTCTTCTTACTATCACATGGGTAAGTTTATAAATCAACAATGGTTTGAAGCCGGGGTTACTTTAAAGATGGGAGCTAGTCTTAAAGACTACATCAATGAGAAAGGATCCTGGAAATTCTTACAAGAATATGCAGCATTCTTAAATGAACATACTGCATGGTACCGTCCCATGTCACCAGATAAAGTAATGATGTGGCAACAAAAGATCCAAGTAAGAAGAGGAGATAGAAATACAGAAGTGGGTCTCAAAGGTACTATACAAGGTATGTCATTTGAGAAAGATCCAACAAATGGTGTAGGGGGTCCAGTTAAATACTTCTTTCATGAGGAGGCCGGGATTGCTCCTAAGATGGATCAGACATATGAGTACATGCGCCCGGCCATGAGATCTGGACTTATTACTACAGGAATGTTTATAGCTGCAGGATCTGTGGGTGATTTATCTCAGTGTAATCCATTGAGAGATATGATTCTTAATCCTTTATCTAAAGACATATATGCAGTAGAAACAGATCTGATAGATGATAAAGGTACTATAGGTATGTCAGGTTTATTTATTCCTGAACAATGGTCTATGCCACCACATATAGATGAATATGGTAATTCACTTGTAGAAGCTGCATTAAAGGCATTAGATGAACAATTTGAGAAATGGAAGAAAGAACTAAGTGCTGAGGATTATCAGCTTAGGATATCTCAGCATCCAAGGAACATAAAAGAAGCATTTGACCATAGAACTGTATCTGTATTCCCAACACATTTACTTGCAGCACAAGAAAGAAGAATAGAGGAAAAGACATATGGTTATGAGTTCCTAGAGATAAGCACAGATGAGAATGGTAAACCAGCTGTAATGCCTACAAACAAAAGACCTATATCTGAGTTTCCTATATCTAAAAAGACTGAAGATAAAACAGGAGTATTAGTAGTATGGGAAAGACCCATCAAAGATGCTGAGTTTGCTAAAACATATTATGCATCTATTGACCCGGTATCTGAAGGAAAGACAACTACCTCAGAATCACTATGTTCCATATATGTAATGAAAGCTCCACTTCAAGTAACTAAAGTTACTGGTGTTGAAACAGAGACATATATAGAACAAGGTAAAATAGTAGCTGCATGGTGTGGTAGGTTTGATGATATAAACAAAACCCACCAGAAACTAGAACTAATTATAGAGTGGTACAATGCCTGGACACTTATAGAGAATAACATATCTTTGTTTATCCAGTATATGATATCTAGAAAAAAACAAAAGTATCTAGTACCTAAAGGTCAGATCATGTTTCTAAAAGACCTTGGTTCTAATGCCAATGTGTTTCAGGAGTATGGTTGGAAAAATACAGGTACTCTTTTCAAGGCCCATCTTCTTAGTTATGCCATAGAATATTGTAAGGAAGAAATAGATGTGGAAACAAAACCTGATGGTACTATTGTTAGAACAAAATACGGTATAGAAAGGATTCCTGACCCCATGTTAATTAAAGAAATGAGAGAATATGCAGATGGAGTCAATGTGGATAGACTAGTTTCTTTTGCTGCTCTGGTTGCATTCATGAGAATTCAAGAATCAAATAGAGGGTTTGCAACAAGAACAATCATGGATGATATGGCCAAAAACTTGCAAAAGTCAGAAAATTTGTTTAAATTAAATAGAAGTCCATTTAGACATATGGGAGGTTCTGGTAATTCATTAGCAAAAGGAATAACAAGATCTCCATTTAAAAACATTAAATAGGTACTATGAAGATAATAAATGCTTTACAAGCAAAAGGAGGAGCAACCACTGAAAATAATAGAATGGGTAGTATTACCCAACCATTACAGTTTATTACAAAAAAAGAAAAGGATGAGAAGTGGGCAGCTTGGAATTTAGACTGGTTGGAGTGGCAAGGCTTAAAACAAATCCGGAGAAATGCTAGAAGACTGATGAAGAACTATAAGCTAGCAAAAGGTATTATAGATAAATCAGACTACATAGTAGAAGAAAATAATGATTACAGAGACATTGTAGACTTACTAACTAAAGAAGATGTTTCTGCATTAGAGTTAAAGTTCTACCCAATTATCCCAAATGTTATTAATGTTCTAGTGGCTGAGTTTGCTAAAAGATCTACTAAGCTTACATATAGAGCAGTAGATGAGTTTTCATACAATGAGATGATGGAGCAAAAAAGACAAATGGTAGAAGATGTCTTATTAGAAGATGCAAGACTTAAAGTATCTTCTGCACTTATGGATAAAGGTCTTCAACCTGACTCAGAAGAATTCCAACAAGAAACATCTCCAGATAAACTTAAATCTCTTCCTGAAATTGAAATGTACTTTAGAAAAGATTACAGATCAATGGTAGAAGAGTGGGCCACACATCAACATAAAGTAGATGTAGAAAGATTCAGAATGGATGAGCTTGAAGAAAGAGGCTTCCGTGATATGTTAATTACAGATAGAGAGTTCTGGCATTTCCGTATGATGGAGGATGATTATGAAGTAGAGCTTTGGAATCCAGCTATCTCATTCTATCATAAGTCTCCAGATGCTAGATATATATCACAAGCTAACTGGGCAGGTAAGACAGATATGATGACTCCTGCTGATGTTATTGATAGATATGGTTATCTAATGGATGAAGAACAGTTAAGAGCACTTGAAGCTGTTTATCCTATCAGATCTGCAGGTTATACTATTGGTGGTCTCCAAAATGACGGTAGCTTTTATGATGGTACTAAATCACATGACTGGAATACAAATATGCCATCACTTGCATACAGACAATATACTACTGCAATGGGTGGTGCTGTATTAGAAGGTGGTGATATAATCACTCAAATACTATCTGAAGGAGAAGATTATTATGATCAAGGTACTGCATATCTATTAAGAGTATCTACTATATACTGGAAGTCTCAAAGAAAGATTGGACACCTTATCAGTATAGATGATAATGGCCAAGTAGAAATGGATATAGTAGATGAAGATTACAAAATATCTACTAAACCAATTTATGATACCAGATTGATGAAAAATAAAACTAAGGATAACTTAGTTTATGGTGAGCATATAGACTGGATATGGATCAATGAGGTTTGGGGTGGTATTAAAATAGGACCAAATATCCCATCCTTCTGGGGTATGAATAATCCAGGAGGATTTACTCCTATGTATATTGGAGTTGATAAACCTAAGATAGGTCCATTAAGGTTTCAGTTCAAAGGTGATAATTCTCTATATGGTTGTAAACTTCCAGTAGAAGGATCTGTCTTCTCAGACAGGAATACTAAGTCTACTGCACTTATTGACTTAATGAAGCCATACCAGATTGGTTATAACATAGTAAATAACCAGATAGCAGATATCTTAGTAGATGAGCTTGGTACTATTATCATGCTTGACCAGAATACTTTACCAAGACACTCCTTAGGAGAAGATTGGGGAAAAGGAAATTATGCTAAGGCTTATGTGGCAATGAAGAATTTCCAGATGTTACCATTAGATACTTCTATTACAAACACTGAGAATGCATTAAACTTCCAACACTTCCAAAAACTAGATCTGTCTCAGACAGAGAGATTAATGTCAAGGATACAGTTAGCTAATCACTTCAAGCAACAAGCTTATGAAGTAATAGGTGTAACTCCACAAAGGATGGGGCAACAAATAGCTCAAATGACTGCTACCGGAGTAGAACAAGCTGCTGCTTCTTCATATGCTCAAACAGAGATGTTCTTTGTTCAACACTGTGATTACTTAATGCCAAGAGTTCATCAGATGCGTACTGATCTAGCTCAGTTCTATCATTCTACAAAACCATCAAGCAGGTTAAGTTATATAACCACAGCAGATGAGAAAGTAAACTTTGAAATAAATGGTACTGACTTATTGATGAGAGATCTTAATATATTCTGTAGTACAACAGCAAACCATAGAGCTGTTCTAGAACAGTTAAAACAAATGGCTATGCAGAATAATACTACAGGAGCCAGTATCTATGATCTTGGTAAAATTGTTCAATCTGACTCTATTGCTGAACTTAATAATGCTCTTAAATCTTCTGAGCAAAAACAACAGCAACAAAAACAAGAAGAAATGCAACAGCAACAGCAAATGCAAGAACAACAACTTCAGAAACAACAAGAGATTGAGAAGATGAAGATTGATGCTACTGCTGCTGAGAAAGAGAAAGATAGACAAACTGAAATACTTATTGCTGAAATTAGAGCAGCTGGTTATGGATCTATGGCTGATATTAACCAGAATCAGATATCTGATTACCAAGATGCTTTAAAAGATATAAGACAAAGTGAGCAATATCAAATGCAAAATCAATTGCAAAGAGATAAAGAAGCTACCAGAACTATGTTAGATAGAGATAAGAATGCTATTGAAAGAGAGAAGCTACAAGTTCAAAGAGAGATAGCTGATAAACAACTTCAAGTAGCAAGAGTGAATAAAAACAAATATGATAAAGGTGGTTCAGTGAAAAATAAAAAGTAGTATAGCTATATAGTGCAGAAAAAGTTTTGCTGACTTTTAAATTTATCAAGTTTATTTTGTATATTGAAGTATAACATAAAAAACCAACACTTATGGAAAACGCAAACCAAACTGGGGAGACCCAGACATTAGACACTACAACGGTAGGTCAAGTAGATGTAAATATTGATGAGATCTTTGGAATACCAGGAGCAGAAAATGTAATGCTTCCTGAGGATGGCAAAGAAGATGATAAACCCAAGTCTTTATTTTCAAAAGAAAATGTAGACACCACGTTCCTTGACAACGCACCTGCTACTCCAAAAGAAAAGGAGGAAGCAGCTGAAAAGAAAGCAGAAGTTGAAGAAACCATTGCTGAGCTTGATGGTCTAATTGCACAAGAAGAAGAGGCTGGTAATAAAGGAAGACCAAAGGTTGATAAATCAGGTCTTGCTGAACTTGCAGCTAAAATGATTGAAGAAGGTACTCTTATTGGCTTTGATGATGACAAACCATTAGAGGAGTATACCACTAAAGACTTTAGAGAGTTGTTTGAAGCTAACTTCCAAGAAAGAGAAGACAAAGTAAGAAATGATGTACCAAAAGAATTCTTTAATTCACTTCCTGAAGAATTGCAATATGCAGCTAAATATGTAGCTGATGGTGGCCAAGATCTTAAAGGTCTATTTAGAACCTTAGCTCATGTAGAAGAAATGAGACAACTTGATCCATCTAATGAGTATGATCAAGCTGAGATTGCAAGACAATATCTTTATGCTACAAACTTTGGAACAGCTGAGGAAATAGAATCAGAAATCCAAGATTGGCAAGACATGGATAAGCTAGAGCAAAAAGCTAATCAGTTCAAACCAAAATTAGATAGAATGCAAGAGGAAATTATTGCAAGACAGCTAGCAGAGCAAGAAGATAGAAAAGAGCAACAACAAGCAGCGGCAAAAGCTTACACAGATAATGTATATAGTACTCTTGCTGCAGGTGACATAGGTGGAATTAAACTTGATAAGAAAACACAAGGTTTACTTTATTCAGGATTAGTTCAACCTAATTACCCTTCAATTTCTGGTAAGCCTACAAACTTACTTGGACACTTATTAGAGAAGTATCAGTTTGTAGAACCAAGACATGATCTTATTGCTGAAGCACTTTGGTTACTTGCTGATCCTAATGGATATAAGAATAGAGTAAGAGAACAAGGTGGAAGACAAGCTACAGAAAAAGTAGTAAGACAATTGAAAACAGAAGAGGCTAGAAGAAGTACAGCATCTACTCAGTATGAAGAACCTGAGAGAAGAAATACAACTACTAGGGCTCCACAAAAAACCATCTCAAGAGCAAACATGTTTAAGAGATTTTAATTAGTAACAAATAAAAACAAATAAAAATGGCAACTCCAGTTTTAAACAATGGTATATTTCTACGGGATACCGCGTACAATGCTACGTCACATGTAGACTCTTATCACTTGGTTAACATGTTGAAGGATGCAGAACCAATGGATTTAGGTCCAGTGGACCTTTGGGCTATGGCTCAGAAGGTAGAAATGCCTCTTTACCAAATGTCTAGCTTTGGTGGTAAAAATGTAATTATGGTCTC